ATGATGATACACGATGGTACTACTTGGGTAGGTTACAGAAGTGCAACAAGTCCATACACTGAAGCAGCAAGCGATAGAGTTGGTTATGTTCCAACTGTAAGTGCTTCTAATCCGTATGTAGCAGGAACAACTGTTACAGGCGACCTTTGGATTTCAACAGCAGATATTGAAAACTATCCAACAATTTACAAGTATGACGGTAACCAATCAGGACCAGTTTCAGAAAGATGGGTTTTAGTTGATAAAACTGATCAAACATCTGAAGATGGTGTATTGTTTGGTGATGCACGTTATGGTTCAACTGGTGCTACTGGTAACACAGCAGCAACAATTAAGGATTTACAAAAAGTAGACTTCTTAGATCCAGATGCTCCAGATCCTGCATTATACCCACAAGGTATGCTTTTATGGAATCTACGTAGAAGTGGCGGTAACGTTAAACGTTATGCTAACAACTACATTGATATCACAGCAGATAACCAACGTTTCAATAACGACGAAGCGATGGGTGCATATGCAACTGACCGTTGGGTTACTGAATCAGGTAACAACGAAGACGGATCAGGTTCATTCGGTAGAAAAGCACAACGTAAAGTTGTTGTACAAAGAATGAAGAGTGCAGTTGATACAAGCAGCCAGGTACGTGACGAAGAGAGACGCAACTTTAACATAATTGCTGCTCCTGGTTATCCTGAGCTAATGAGCAACCTAGTTAATCTAAACATTGACAGAGGCTTAACAGCGTTTGTTATTGGTGATACACCACTTAGATTAGCAGCAGATGCAACTACATTGACTAACTGGGGAACAAATGCTTCCTTAGTAACAGACAATGGCGATGACGGCTTAGTAACATACGATGAATACTTAGGTGCGTTTTATCCAAATGGATTTACAACAGACTTAGGTGGTTCAAACGCAGTTGTTCCAGCATCACACATGATGATGAGAACTATTGCACTAAGTGATCAAGTATCGTTTCCATGGTTTGCACCTGCAGGAACAAGACGAGGCGGCATTTCAAATGCTACAGCAGTAGGATTTATTGATGCAGCAACAGGCGAGTTCCAAACAGTTGCACTTAACGAAGGACAAAGAGATACATTGTATGATCTAAAAGTTAATCCAATTACATTCTTTAATGGTGTAGGGTTAGTAAACTACGGCAAAAAAACTAGAGAAAGAAACGCTTCTGCACTAGATAGAATAAACGTAGCACGTTTAGTTGTATACATGCGTAGTCAACTTAACAAATTGGCTCGTCCGTATATCTTTGAACCAAATGACAAGATTACTAGAGATGAAGTAAAACAGGCAGTTGAAAGTCTACTTCTTGAACTAGTTGGTCTTAGAGCAATTTACGATTTCGCAGTAGTATGTGATGAAACAAACAATACTCCGGCTAGAGTCGACCGCAACGAACTATATGTTGATATTGCGATTGAACCAGTCAAGGCTATTGAGTTTATATACATTCCGTTGCGTGTCAAGAACACAGGGGAGATATAAGACATGCCTATTACATCATTAAATAACTTTTCAGTACCAACAGACGCAGGCAACCAAGTGCTCTTGATGCCTAAACTAAAGTATCGCTTTAGGGTGACACTTTTAGGATTTGGAGTAAGTTCTGCAACTGAATTAACAAAACAAGTAGTTGACGTTACAAGACCAAAAGTTGGTTTTGAAGAAATGACGCTAGACGTTTACAACTCAAAAGTATTCTTAGCAGGTAAGTATACATTTGAGACTATCACGCTTAATTTGCGTGATGACGCTAGTGGCGAAGTTCAAAAACTTGTTGGTCAACAGGTTCAGAAGCAGTTCGATTTTGTTGAACAAGCATCTGCTAGATCAGGTATTGATTACAAATTTACTACTAAGATTGAAGTATTAGACGGTGGCAATGGAAACAATGCTTCCGGAGTTAACGTGTTAGAAACAGCAAATATGTATGGTTGTTTCTTAACGTCCGCTGATTATGGCGATGCAAACTACGGTACTAACGAAGACATGCGTGTAGCATTAACTATACGTTTTGACAACATGGTACAATGGGGTGCAGGCGAACAAGGCGTTGGCGTTGGAATTGGTGCAGCAGTGGAAAGAACGCTTGGCGCATCTACTACTGGTTCTGGTACAGCACAAGGCTAATACTAATTTTAGTATTGATATTAGAAAGCTCGGGCTTAAAACCCCGGGCTTTTTTTATGGCTAAATACTAGTATGGCAAATAAGTTTACTAGATTTCTGACAGACGTATTCACAGGTATTACAAATCCTAAAGGTAGAGTAGCGAACTATACACATGCTACTAGATTGTTTATTGATGATAATATGCGTCTTGCACCAAAGACGAAATTTAATTATTATTTAAAAATTGAATTAGATCCATCTGCACACAAGGCTGCTAATTTTACAGCAAAGCATGCTGACGAAACAGGATTACTAGTAAAGACTGCTGACTTACCAAAGTTTAATTTTGACACAGAAACTTTTAATCAGTATAATCGAAAAAGAATTGTTTACAAAAATATTAATTATGAAGATGTAAGTTTTACATTCCACGATGATAACCAAGGTGTTATAAATGCATTATGGGCAATTTACTATGGTTATTATGTTAAAGATAGAAACTTACCTAGTTCAGCGTATAGTGATAAAACAGATCCTTATAGAGCAACAGGTACAGAATTTGATAAGTTTAGATATGGATTAGATAACGATGTTAGTAGTCCACTATTTAAAAGTGTAACTTTGTATACAATGGGCAGACGAAGATTTATAGGATATACACTTGTCAATCCTAAAATTAAAACTTGGCAACACGGCAATAGAGATTATGCAGCAACATCTGAGCCTGCTGAAAGCACAATGACTTTACAGTATGAAGCAGTTGTTTACTCTGCAGGAACAGTTAGCGAAGGCGAACCTAAAGGGTTTGCTACATTACATTATGATAATACACCTGGACCTTTAACTGTCGGAGGCGGCGGCACAGGAAATTTATTAGGAGCAGGTGGAGTACTAGATGGATTAGAATCTGTGTTTGGTGCAGTTGGAGATGGTACAGCATTTAGTTCTGGAGGAAATTTTTTAAGCACTGCAATTAAAGCAGTAAATACTTATAAGGGTGCTAAAGGATTAAGCAAAGCAGGATTATTATCAGAAGCAACAAATATACTTACTAGCCCAGTTGGTACACAAGCAGTTGCAAATACAATAAGCGGAATTGCAGGCTCAGTGTTTAATAAAAATGATCCTAGCAACTCAACTACTAAAGGCACACCGAAAAAATTAGGTGGATCCGGCACAGGAAGACAGGACATCGGACAATAATATGGCTACAACAAATTTACCAGCAAAAAAACTTACTGACAGTGCTGCAAAAACAAAATTGTTTTTTGACACATACGGTACTGCACCGTTAGAATTTAACGCAACTGAAGTTGATGCGACTATAGGTTTTTTTGAAAGCAGAGGATTTTCAAAAGAAGCAGCATCAAGTATTTCAATGAGTGTTCTAAAACAAGCAAAACTTGAAAATACACCAATTTTTTCTATACTAGATGATTTGAAAAAATTAGAAGGATTAGAAATAAGTGGTTTAGTATCTGAAATACTTAACAACAACCGACCGCCTACATCTACGCTAGGCTATAGAAACCCATCTCAAGATATATCAAAACAACGTAACGTGGTACCATAATGCCTAAGTTTGCACAAGGAAGATTCGAAATGAAGAATCCTGCAAAATATGTAGGTACAAAAAAACCCCTTGCTAGAAGTAGTTGGGAGTTTGTTTTTATGAGAATGCTGGATGAACATCCAGGTGTAGAAACATGGGCAAGTGAAAGTATCAAGATACCATATAGAGATCCATTAACAGGAAAGTATTCAATATATGTTCCAGACTTTTTTGTTGTATATTTGCAAAAAGGTGGAAAGAAGAGAGCGGAAGTTATAGAAGTAAAACCTAAAAACCAAACTATGAGAGAACATGTTGGAAAAAGCAGATTCAATCAAGAACAGTATATTAAAAATATGGCAAAATGGGAAGCAGCAGGAGCATGGTGTAAACAAAAACGTGTTAGATTCCGTATTGTAAATGAAGAAGATATTTTTCACACTGGCAACAAGAGACGATAAGTAATAGTATGACAAAGAAATTAGAAGAACTGTTTAATATGGAAGATAAAAAAACTGCCCAAAAGCAAGCAGAAGAGTCAGTTCCTGTTGAAGTAACACCTCAACAAATTAAAAGCATTGAAGAAAGTTACAAAGAAGTAACTAAAATAACAGGCGATTTGCCTAAGATAAACGAACTAGATGCTTTAGAAGAAAAAGATTTAGATAGTCTTGCAGATAAAGCAGAAAAAGCATATGATGATCTAATGGATTTAGGCATGAACGTAGAAGTACGTTATAGTGGACGAATATTTGAAGTTGCTAGTAGTATGCTTAAAAATGCTATAGATGCTAAAACTGCAAAAGTAGATAAAAAACTAAAAGCAGTAGATTTACAGTTGAAAAAATTTAAATTGGACCAAGATTCACCCGAAGATTCTAATGATGTTCTCGATGGAAAGGGCTATGTAATGCTTGATCGCAATGAATTAATTAAGAAATTAAGCGAAAAGGAATAAATACTTACATGAAGACGTACACACAATATCTATCAGAAGCCAAAAAAACCTATAGTTTTAAGGTAAAAGTTGCAGGTGATTTACCAGAAAGTTTTGCAGACGATTTAAAAGCAAGACTTGATAATCGCGGTATTATGCAATTTGAACAAATGAAAACTACTCCGGTTACAGAAGTACCACATGATTTTCCAACGTTGAAAAACATGGAGGTACACACATTTGATGTAATGACTGAGTATCCAATTACTACTTCAGAAATTGAAAAAGAAATTTTTGAAATGGAATGTTGTGAAGCAGGTTATTACAAAGTTAGAAATAGTGCAAGCCCAACAGAAATTGATCAAATTACTATGGGAAGCAAAGCAGATTACGAAGGTGCATTACTACATGACAACGAATATAAAGATGGCATGAACGTAAAGCAAAAGGATTACTTTGGAGATGACTTCAATAAAGGTTTCTTAAAAGAACTTTCTAAAGAAGCAAAAGCAAGAAAAAAAGAACTAGGGCATGATAAACTAAAAGCAGATGTTTATCAAGACACACCAAAATTAAAACAAGACAAAGCAGGGGTCAAGAGTCCTGTAGGGAGTAATTAACATGAACTTTCATGAACTACTATCAAAGATGCAGGAAATTGATACAGCAAAAACTGAAGCAGCACCTTTAGATCAAAGCACAGATGAATGCGGAATGAACGAAATGCCGCCAATGATGGCACCTAATATGCCACCCGCAGAGCAGAAAGACAAAGCGTCAATGAGTATTAATATAAATGCACAAGGCGATGCAATTGATGATATTTTAAGATTAATGACTAAAGTTAATCCTGATATGATCAACCAACCAGAAAAACCTGAAATGCCTACATTGTCTATTATGTCACCAGGAATGGACGGACCAATGGACGGACCAGAAGGTCCAGATATGCCGCCAATGCCAAAGCCAATTAATAAATTAATTCCGGACTTTGATGACGACAATGACGATATGCCAGGCGGAGAAAAAGATTCAATGGATCTTCCAAAAGACCATGACAAAGATCACGTTATGATTAAGTCACTTGATAAAGACGGTGACAGCGATCATGATATGGACGATCATGATATGGAAAAAGATGATAAGGAAGATGATAAAGATAAAGAAGAAGCATACGCAAATGAGCCTGACGAAGAGTATAAAGATATTGATTACATTACTCAAAAAACAGCAGGTGGTATGCATAGACGTAAAGGAACACATCCAAAAGTTGCAGGCGGAGATAATCCTATGCAGAAAGTTGGGGAATCAGACTTACGTGCTTCTATCAAAGACCAATTGCTAAAAGCATTAGAAGAACATAAAGGAGCATAAAGATGGCAGATTTAACACAAGCAACAATCGGCGGCGGTAGTGCAGTATTAGTGGCTGCAAACAGAAAACCATACGCTGATATGACAGCAATACATTACAACGGTAACAAAACTTTAACAGTTTTTGAAGTTGCATGTGGCGCAGCAGTAAATGCTCAAACAGGAAGCGGTTTAGCAATTGAAAGCATTATGCGTATTGTCGAAAAATATTGTACTGTTGTTATTCGTGGCGCACTATATGGTACAAACCAAAAGTTTGCACTTGTAGTTGAGCAACCAAATGATTCATTAGATTATGATGGTGCAGGTGCTGAAACACTTGTTGAGCAAATCGAAGATGAGATTATTGCACTAACTGATTTATCAGGTGCTACACCAGCACAAATTGATTTTACTGGCGTAACTTGCACAGTAAAAACTACACTAGAACTAGCATAAGTTAGTACGTTTTATACTATCCAAATAGGCTCTTCGGAGCCTATTTCCTTCTATAAATACTAGTATGGCAAAGAGTTTAGATGGCGTTCAGATTAAGAAAGCCCATGAAAAGCAAAAATATACACTAGAGGAAGTCAAGCACTTAGAGGCTTGTATGGATCCTATCACGGGTCCATTATACTTTTGTGAAAACTTTCTAACCATTCAACACCCTGTAAAAGGTTCAATGAAGTTTGTACCTTATGGATTTCAACGAGAACTAATTCAAGCATATGCAGAAAACAGATACTGTGTTGCTATGCTACCAAGACAGATGGGCAAGACAACCTGTGCTGCTGGATATTTATTATGGTATACAATGTTTACTCCTGAATCGCAGGTGCTAATTGCTGCACACAAATATACAGGTGCGCAGGACATCATGAACAGATTTAGATACGGGTATGAAACATTGCCTGACTTTGTTCGTGCTGGTATCTATACATACAACAGAAACACAATTGAATTTGATAACGGCAGTAGAATACAAGCAACAACCACAACAGAAGATACTGGACGTGGTAAATCACTTTCATTAATATACTGTGATGAGTTTGCGTTTGTGCAACCACCAGAAAAAGCCAAAGAGTTTTGGACTGCACTTTCTCCTACACTGTCAACAGGTGGTAAAGCGATTGTTACAAGCACACCAAACTCAGATGAAGATCAGTTTGCTATGATTTGGACAGAAGCAAATAAAAAGTTTGACGAATTTGGTAATGACAACGTTGTAGGAACCAACGGCTTCTATCCTTATTTTGCTCCATGGACAGAGCATCCAGATAGAGATGATGCATGGGCAGCAGAAGAACGTTCCAAAATTGGAGACGAACGATTCCGTCGTGAGTTTGATTGCGAATTTTTAATCTTTGATGAAACATTAATTAATAGTGTGAAACTTGCTGAACTTGAAGGCAAAGAACCAATTCAAAATATGGGGCAAACACGTTGGTATAAAAAAATTAATCCTAAAGCAACTTATTTGTTATCACTTGATCCATCACTAGGAACTGGTGGCGACTACTCAGCCATACAGATATTTGAAATGCCTGCAATGGAACAGGTTGGAGAATGGAGACACAATCTTACACCTATACAGCAACAGATAAGACATTTAAAGAGCATCTTAAAATACATTTATGATGAACAAACTGCCGGCGGCAATGCAAATCCTACAATATATTACAGTTGTGAGAATAACACCATAGGCGAAGCAGCATTAGTTGTTATTAAAGATATAGGTGAAGAAAACTTCCACGGGCTATTCCTAAGTGAACCTATGAGAAAAGGACATGTAAGAAAATTTAGAAAAGGATTTAACACCACACACAAAACAAAGATTACTGCCTGTAGCACTTTTAAAAATGCACTAGAAAGAAACAAGTTGAAGATTAATAGTAAACCGTTAATATCAGAGTTAAAGACATTTGTAGCACACGGTGTAGGATACGGTGCTAAAACAGGCGAACATGACGATTTAGTCAGTGCTTGCTTACGAATCATACGCATGGCAAGTCAATTGGCTGATTGGGATCCTAAAATATATGAAAAAATGACGGAGAGAATGACCGAAGACCAGTACCCAATGCCTATATTCATAAGCGGCGGTTTTTGATAAATAATAATATGGATGCAACCAACAACATTTCAACCGATCTGTTCTATAAAATTAGAAGTAGATTTACAGGTTTAAAACTAGGCGAATCAACAGGGCAAATTACAATTAACCCTGAAAATGCTCGTTTCTTTGATTTTGACTACATGGAAAACGATAAAAACATAGGGCATGTAAGCATTAGTTTAGCAGAACCTAATTCAATGAAGGTATACTTTTCGAGTGGTATTACCGAAGGTATGGACCAAGATCAAAAAGGTAATTGGTACGCTTTCCTAAAAGAACTTAGAATGTTTGCAAAACGCAGACTATTGGCATTTGATACTAGAGACATTGCAAAGGATAATTTAGACAAACGTGATTATGCTTTCCTTAGTCAACACTCAACGCCACAATCGGATAACGATACAATAACTAAACCCGTCGGAGAAGCAGTAATGAATGAGAGTAATCTTTATGGAACGAAAACACAAAGTTTCCAAAAGTTGGAAGACACGAGATTAATTATTAAGCACAGCAAGAAACTTGCTGATGACTTTGAACAAAAACCAGGTGATAGAAGTAGAAATATTTCTGCACTATTTGTTGAGAACCAAGACGGTGAAAGATTTAAATATCCTTTTGTTCACTTAGCAGGTGCAAGAGCTATGCAGCGACATGTGGCTAACGGCGGGTTACCATATGATGCTATCGGCGAAAGCATTATTAAAACAAGCGAAGAAATTGCTCAACTAAAAAGTTTTACAAATTACTGTGTACGTAACGATTTAATGAACTCCGACACTAATTCAATTGTTGAACGCAGCAAAGCACAGCTCAACGGGTTAAGAGAAAGAATTGCAAAATTATCTAAACAGGCACATTACGAAAACTATGTAGCAGAATTCCAAGAGCCAGAGGCAATGGAAATACCAGATGATGTAATGAAAGAATACACAGAAAAATTTACAGTTAAAAACTTTAAAGAAGATATTGCTAACGCATTTCCTATCATTTATAAATTAATGAAGGAAGAAGAAACTGTAGGCTATGACGACATAGTCGCAATGACAGGCATGGAAGATGCATTTGATAAGGCAGATAGAATTACAGATCCAGAAGAACTTAATTTATTTGGTCCAGAAGACATAGAAAATAATAGTCAACTAAATGCAGAAGAACTTAAAGACGAGCTAGAAGGCGACATCTATCATTTAATGAATAAAGCCAGTGACGACTTTACTGACAATGATCATATTGCAGATGAAATGGGAGACCACTTTGCCAACATGCATCTTAAAGCCGACGATAAAACATTAAGTTGTTATTCAGCGATGAGAGATATGATTGATGCAGATCCAGCAGACGTTTATGAGACAGGTAAGAAATGTCTTAAAATATTAGGTGCTCAAGAACATCAAGATCAGGAGCAAGGTAACAAAGGACCAAAAGGCCGTCCAGCCGCAGATGCTTATGCTGGTGGTATGGAAGGCTTTGCAAAGTTTGAAAATTGGGTTAATCAACTAGGCGAAGAATCTCCACTAACAACGGCAGACGAAGAACAAAAGTCAGACATGGTTAAAAAACTAAATGGAATGCTTAAGACAGAATTCCAAGCAGGCGTAGAAGGTATTAATGCTATTCAAAGTTTAGAAGGCATTATTGAAGATCCTAAACTAGAGCAAGATATTAAAAAGGCAGAGCCAGAAGCAGATGTTCGTCCTATGGTTAAGGCTTGGGTTGAAGAAAATGCACCAGACGTATTATCCGAATTAGATTTTGGTGATATGATTGATGAGCCAACAGCAGGCGCAGCCGAAGTTGAACCACAACAAGAAGAAGGTGTGACAAGTAAGTTTATGAAAGATCCATCAATGGGTATGAACAAGTATGGACTTGCTGCTATTCAAAAGGACGGTATGTTCTTTAGTATTAAAGATAAGAAAATTACAGGCGGACCATTTGACACTATTGATGAACTTAAAAAGCATCAAGAAGAATTAATGAACAAAGACTCCGATGATGACTACAAAGATACGCAACCAGAGTTAAAAGGTGGCGGTAGTGCATTCAAAGGTTTCAAAGGCAAAGATCCTGAAGCAGATGAACTAAATGATATTATGAAACTGTCAGGCGAATCTTATAGCAAAACACAAGAAGCCGGTGGATATTATGGACAAATGAATGATCCAATAATGTTTAAAGGCAAAGAAGTTGATATGGACAAACTAGATTACGACATGCAAGATGTTAGTGATGAGATGTTTAATGTAAATGCTCCTGTGTATTACACAGACGGTACAGAAGTTGACTCCGGAGATATGGAAGAATTAGAAGGAATGGAAGAATTTCATATGTGGGTTATGCAAGATTATATGGACAATCAAGCACCACAAGAAGGATCAGTTTCAGAAGGTGGTAATGCTTGGGATATGGCACTTACAGGTGGAATGGAAATTATTTCAAACTGTGATAGTGAAGAAGAATGCATTAAGCAACTAGAAGCAGAAATAACAGGCGGCAAAGATGCTGATGATGCATATGCTGATATGATTACCAAAGACTATATCGAAAAAATTAAAAAGCACGGACTTGAAAAAGTAAAACGTGATGTAGACGCTGAAGATGTAATGGGTGAGCCTGTTGATTTAGAAGGACAAGAAACTGAAGGAAACGAATACGGCGATAAAGTTTCGTCTCTTAAAGCACAAGGTGCTAAGAAAGGCACTAAGTTTAAAACATCAGATGGTGAAGAACACACATTAGAAGGTTTAGCAGAATTTATTAAATCTTTTTATGATAGTACTACAGGCACTTTTCCAAAAGGCCCAGAAGGTGTAGCAACAATGGTAGGCAAGAAGTTTGGTGAACAGGCTGAGCAGGTTGCACGTAAGATGGTAGAGAGAATGGCTCCTGCACAAGAACAAGGCGCAGACGAACTAGAAGAACTAGGTAGAATTAAAGATCTTATTAAATTTTAATGATTTTACGTATTGATTTTATACGTAAAGATGTTTAAATAATAGTGTAGTAGGAAACTGCTACACTATTTTTTTTATATAAAGGAAATCAATATGTGGACAAAACCTCAAGCAATAGAGATGAGATTCGGCTTCGAAGTAACGATGTACATAGCCAACCGATAGACAAAGAAGTAGAAGTAGAAGTAGAAGTAGATATGAGCAGACTAATAGAAACATTAGACTGCGAATAAAGAAAGGATCTTCGGATCCTTTCCTTTTGGCTAAACAAAATCACATTTAGTTAAAAATACACTTGACAAGATAAATAAAGTTGCATATAATAGTACGTATGCATAAGGCATAAATGACATTTAAATTAGGCAAACAAAGGAGGCTACAAAATGGCATCATTAGCAGAGATCCGCGCAAAACTAGCGGAACAACAAAATCGCTCATCTGGTAATTCTACTGGAGGCGGAGACAACGCAATTTACCCACATTGGAATATGCAAGAAGGCAAGGAAGCCGTGGTAAGATTCTTACCAGACGGTAACACTGACAACACATTCTTTTGGGTAGAACGTGCGATGATTAAATTACCTTTCGCAGGTATTAAAGGCGAATCAGATAACCGTAACTTAATTGTGCAGGTTCCATGTGTGGAAATGTACAACGATGGTACTACTTGTCCGATTCTAACAGAAGTACGTCCATGGTTTAAAGATAAGAGTCTTGAAGATATGGGTCGTAAGTATTGGAAAAAGCGTTCTTACATTTTCCAAGGCTTTGTAAACGAAGATCCGATTGGTGAGGATTCAACTCCAGAAAATCCAATTAGACGTTTTATTATTGGTCCACAAATTTTCCAAATTATTAAGGGTGCATTAATGGATCCTGAATTGGAAGAATTGCCAACTGATTTTATGAAGGGTGTAGACTTTAGAATCAAGAAAACTTCTAAAGGTGGTT